TAGTAGACAACCCAATACGTGTAGTTGTTAAAAGAGATCCTGTTAAAAGATTCATCAGTGGTTATACTAACAGAGTATTACACCATAACAAGATGAAAGAGCAGCCAGACTTTTCTGACTTTATTAAAAACTTTGAAAGGTATCATGCTACTTACGCTGATATACAAACACACTTTAAACCTCAGATACGATTCTTTGGCTTAGACAAGAGCATCTATACCCACATCTTTGATACATCTGAGATGCACTTAGTTAAAGAGTTATTCGAGGATACATACGGCAGAAAGTTCCCAGACCTGCACTTACAACAAGGTGGGACAAATAAGAAGCCAGAGATAACTAAAGAACAAGAAGCTTGGATACAAGACAAGTACAAGGCCGACTATGAAACAGGATGGTGTTAGAGTACTAAGGTGTCAGTCTAACCTTTATAAGACAAAGATTATTCCTTTAGACGATATACATTCTGTCAATGATAATCTTCAGGACAAAGCTTTTGATAACACCTTAAAGAAGTCCTTAGAGTTGAAGGGTATGTTAAACCCTATACTGGTGTGTACAGATAAAGACTTCAAGCAAACAGACATCAGGCAGTTTGAACGCAGACCAGTACCAGAAGACATAGAAGAAAGGTACAGGTGTCTCATAGGCAACAACAGATATAAATACGCAAGAGAGCATGGGTATACCCACATTGAGTGTCACGTTGTTAGAACCTTTGATGAAGTTAAAGCTGCTCACAGAAAAACACAAATAGAACCTCGTAGGATGTAACATGGCTACATACGTACAACTAACTAATGAGTTGCTAAGGCGATTAAACGAAGTCCCACTGGATATAGCAGGTGATGGCTTTGACTCTGTGCGTAACGTACAAGCTGCTTCTAAGGATGCTATCAACAATAGCTTACGTCAAATATTCCAAGTAGGACAAGAGTGGCCTTTCTTAAAGAATACATATACCCAGCCTCTAACAGCTGGTACTAGGCTTTACAGTTTTCCATCAGGTTATTCTAGTGTAGACTGGGAAACGTTTTATATTAAGAAGCATTCCACAAAACAGAACCAACCTCAGTTGCTTAAAGCTATTCCTTATGAGGAATACTTACAGCATTATCGTAGTATGGACGACACAGGTGATGCGTCAGGTATTTCTGTCCCCACGGTAGTATACCAAACATTTGGCGATGAGTTTGGTGTTACACCTATCCCTGACTCGGACTACGAAATAGAGTATGTGTACTGGTCTTCCCCTAGTGATCTAGCATTGTATAGTGATTCCTGTGTTGTACCTGATCGGTTTAACCATGTAATCATTGACGGTGCTATGGCTTATATGATGACGTTCCGTAGCAATGAACAAAGTGCTGCAATACATCAAGAGAAGTTTGATCAAGGTATTCGCACTATGCGCCGTGTACTAGTTGATGATGAGATGCGTTTACGTTCTACTATGATAGAGAGATCCGCTAGATGGACAATCTAAGAACACACCTAACTGTCTGTGCTGGTGGTCTTATTACTAACGTAGATCCGCTGACACATGCCTCGCAGTTAGGCGGTAGTGCCTTACGTATGATTAACTATGAGCCATCCCTATCAGGTGGTTACAGACGCATTAGCGGCTTCCAGAATGACTACGGCACTGTACCTGGCACTGGCCCTGTGTTAGGCGTACATGTAAATGGTAACCTTGCAGATGGTATTTTTGCTTGCAGAAAAACTACTTCTGGGTATAACTACTTACACGAGTGGAATAACTCTACAGAATCATGGGATGCAGTTACTGTAACAGGCACACCTGACATGACTGATGTAGGGCGTGTACGTTTCCGTGACTATAACTGGTCAGGTGAGGTGTTGTTGCTTACAGACGGTATAAACCCTGCAGCTACATATGATGGTACAACATACACACAGATTACACACGCTAATGCACCAAGTCAACCTGCATACGCAGAAGAGTACTCGTCTCACATCTTTTTAGCTGGTGATAGCAGCGAGCCTTATAACCTGTACTTTAGTGCACCTCTTAATGCTACAGACTTCAGTCCTGCAAATGGTGCTGGTGTTATTAACGTAGGGTTTAAGATTACAACTATCAAGAAGTTCCGTAATACTCTATTTATCTTTGGCTCAAATAATATTAAACGACTAGTTGGTACAAACATTGCTGACTTTGTTTTAGAGAGTGTTACTTCAAATATGGGTTGTGTTGCCCCCGATTCTGTTGTAGAATTTGGTGGTGATTTGTTGTTCTTAGGTCCAGACGGTATTCGTCCTATCTCAGGTACAGACCGTATTGGTGACGTTGAGTTAGCCTCAGTATCTAAAGAGATCCAAGATATTTTTGACAACTACTACTTATCAGAGACCGTGACTGATGTTAGTATTGTAGTTATTCGTAAGAAGTCACAGTTTAGGTTCTTCTTTAAGAATGATAGCTCACTGTCCTTGATTGGTGCTATTCGCAAGTCTCAAAATAAACAGAGTATCTTTGAGTATAGTCAGCTTATTGGTATCGAAGCTAACTGTGTTGCATCAGGATACATCGGGCAGTTTGAACATGTAATTCATGGGGATGGTTTAGGTAAAGTTCATAGACAAGAACGTGGGCAATCTTTTGATGGAGATAGTATCTTTAGTTTGTACCAGACACCTTACTTCTACATGGAAGATCCAGAGATCCGTAAGATAGTCCATAAAGTAGACACTTACCTAAAGTCCGAAGGTACTACTGAAGTCTTTGTAGGTGTGTATTATGACTATGATGACGTATATTCCTTAAACCCAACAACCTACAGCTTTTCTACCGAAGGGGCTGCAGCTATATACGGGACAGCTATATACGACTCAGGTGATATTTACGATGGTAACCCTTCACCAAAAGCACTTACTAACGTATCTGGATCTGGTAAGTCAGTATCTGTAAGTTACGTTACTAATAATACAAATGCAAGTCATACTATTCAAGCTATATCTATGACCTATGCACTAGCCGACAGGAGATAAACCGTGGCAGGTTATGTAAGACAGTCTACAGCAGACATCATCCCTACCGCTACAGTACGTGCGGCCCCTATTAACGCAGAATACAATGCGCTCCGTGATGCCTTCGCAGCATCAGGTGGTCATAAGCATGACGGTACTGTCGGTGAGGGCGAATACGTACCACTCATTGCTGACCTAGATGCACTTAATAAAATAGTAGTAGATACTAACAATAACCGCTTTGGTGTGTTTGTTGAGGTAGGTGCTGCTGCAGTAGAACAAATACGTTTTCAAGACGGTGTTATTGTTCCTGTCACAGATAACGACATTGACCTTGGTACATCTTCCCTAGAGTTTAAGAACTTATACCTAGACGGTACAGCTAAGATTGATACTCTGACTGTAGACGAGAATGCTACAGTAGCAGGTACTCTCGGTGTAACAAGTAACACTACACTAGGTGGTACGCTGGGTGTAACTGGTGCAACCACTCTATCCTCTACATTGGGTGTAACAGGTAACACTACACTAGGGGGCACTCTAGGTGTCACTGGTGCTACAACCCTTAGCTCTACCCTAGCAGTCACAGGTTCAGCTACACTTAGCTCTACTCTTGCTGTATCTAGCAACACGACTATAGGTGGTACTCTGGGTGTCACAGGTGCAACTAACACTGTAGGTAACTTCTCAGTCAACACAAACAAGTTCACTGTAGCAGCAAGCACAGGTAATACTGCTGTAGCGGGTACACTAGGTGTAACTGGCAATACGACTGTTGGTGGTACTCTTGGCGTTACAGGTGCGATTACACTTAGCTCAACTGCAGCTATTGCTGGTAATACCACTATTGGTGGGACACTAGGTGTAACTGGTACGACTACGTACTCTACTCTTACAGGTTCTAACATTACTGCTACAGGCACGGTAAACTTCGCTGGTGCCACTGTGTCTAACTTGGGTACTATTACTACTGCTTCTATTGGTGGTGGTAGTATTAACAATACTGTTATTGGTGGTTCTACTCCTGCAGCCATTACAGGTACGACTATTACAGCTAACTCAGGCTTCACTGGGAATGTAACAGGTAATGTAACGGGTAACGTCACAGGTAA